ATAAGTTTGTGGAAGAATACAACAAACTAGTAACTAAATATGCAACACTAAAAAAAGATAAGGATAAATAATGCCAAAAACAATAGATGCAGTATATAATCCAGCAAATAGCAATGCTTGGAAACCAGTTGAAGAGGGTGAATACCCTGCTCACATTACAACTCTTGATACAAGAGAAGTAAATACTAAAGCAGGACCTGCTATTGTTGTAAATATGCAATATAAGATAGCACCTGAAGTAGAAGAATGTACTCAACCATTGTATGAAATGGATGGATACAATTATATTACAGACTCTAATGGCGATTTAGTTCCTAAAGTTGGAACTGATGGTAATCAAGAGCATGGAACTTGTGAGCATCTAAAAGATAGAACATACAGAGACAATGGTACATTTGTATTTCTTGATAGTTCTTCTAGTGGTAAAAACTCTAGGTATTTTCAATTGTTAGAAAATCTAAATATAGAGTTAGAATCAGATAAAGTAGATGGTCAAGAAGTAAAGAAACTTGTGCTTATTGAAGAAGATGATGTTGTAGGTAAAGCAGTTATAGTAAGACTTAAGAAAGAAACTTATGTAACTTCTAATACTAAACATCTACCTCCGAATGAGCAAGACGTTAGGTCTACATTCAAAGTTTCAAGTGTAAATACTTGGGATGGTGGTAAAGATATTACTGCTGATGAATTAGACGCTGACGTACCATTCTAAAATAAAGTAATATAAAGGGGAGTGAAAGACATTTGTTCCTTTCGATTTTTTAATAATTCGTATGTGGGAAGAAAAGGTTGATAAATTGGTTGGCATCAAACTCCCCTTTTACTTTTATCCGATTGGTTGTAAATTAGATAGAGGGCGGTACTTATTTATATAAGTCTCTCTTCTCTCTCTTCTACTACCAAGAACGGCCGCCCTCAAATTATAAACACAAAGGTATAAACATGAATGAAGCAACAGCAACTATAAAATTCACTAAATCAGAAATAGAAAACATAATAATATCTCTTGTTCTTTCATCTAGGTCAGCAGAAATATTTAGTAATACAGAGATGAGTAGCAATATGACAAAGATAAAAGACGACTTAGTAAAAATAAAAAGAGATTTAAATAAAAAAGTAGAGGAGAAACAAAATGGATTATTGGAAGAAGGTCAAGCGCCGTATTGCAAAACTTGCGACTAAGGCATTGAATGATAAGCCAGATTGGCAACCACCAAAGGGAGCAATATACTTAAAAGATGTCGAAGACGGACAGTTAATACAAGTATATAATTCAGAAACACAAGCAATAGTATTAAATAAAACACCAAGTTCAGTTAGTGTATATGTGACTAATCATAGGTCTAATGACCCTTTCTATGCTGGAGAGCAACGATGGGGATTAGAAACGGAAGTGCAGGTAGTAAAATGAAAAATTATTATGACAAATCAAGACCAAGAGGATTCTTATTTAAAAGTGAAAAAGAATATTTAAAAGAAAGAGATAAATTTTTAAATGAACATGGCAATGGATGGTGGGTAAGTTATTGTATAGATAAAAAAAATAAGAGAACAAGAGTAACAAAATAAAAAAGGAGAGAGAATGGAAAAATGTTTTTCATTAGAAGAGATAAAATTTGCTGTCGATGTATCAGTAGGAGATGGTGGACACAAAGCCAAGCAAGTGTCTGAAGTATTAATATCAATATGGAATGAACGAGAAAGATTATTAGAATGCAAGATACAAGACGAACAATCAAAAGCATATGAGGAGAAGAGAATCAATGGCCTATAGAACAAGTAGGTTTAGCAAATGCCCTTCTTGTGGATTTGACCTCAATAACAGAGGTAATAAGATGGGTAAAGAAATGTCCGAGATGCTTAGAGCAAGAACAAAGTATACTAGAAATAAAATCAATAACATAGCAACACTTATTAATGATTTGATACCATCACAAAACAGAACAGAATATTGGAAGTTTCTTGTGGGTATAAAAGATATAGATGATAAGATTGTAGACTATGGTATTGAACAATACTATCAAGGTGGACATCATAATCAAGGTAAAGGGTTTCCTTATCTTAAAAAGATATTACAAACATTAGGACAAGATAACGAAGCAATAAAAGAACTAGAACGTAAAAGAATTGGTGGAGTTCCACCGATAATAAAAGTAGGAGAGAAATAATGAAAGCAAATATACAAGACATAATGTTTCCTGTTAAAGAAATGCCAGCAAAACTAGGAAATAAAAAAGATACTGGATATAAATTTATTGTAAGAGAAGATACTGGAGATGTCTTATCTTGCATGACAGATAATTACAGACTTATTAATAACTCTACAATCTTAGAGAAATCTGACAATATAATTAGTAAAGAAGGTGGTAATCTAAAAGAAGTTCAAACTTTTGGTAACGGAGCAAGAAGTATTGTAAAGTATGAGTTTGATAAGCATAAAATTACTATCAGTAATGGTGATATATGTACACCAGAAATAGTATGGTCAAATAGTTATGATGGAACTGTTGGATTGAATATTATAGCAGGAGCATTCAGATTAGTATGCACAAATGGATTGGTAATTGGTGTTGTTGCTGATAAATACAAGAACAAACACATCATACAAAACATGGACTTGCAAGATATTGAAGGTGTGATTGAAGAAACAATTAAGAAAACAAAACGAATTATGAAAGATGAGTTTCCTATTATTCATGGTACTAGAGTTCAGCAATCACATATTGTTGATATACTCAAGATGTTTCCATTACAATCATCAGATTACATTACTAATCTACTAATTGCAGAAAATCCTAATAATCTATGGGACCTGCTAAATGTAGCAACTAATGTAGCAACTCATGGTATGGATAGAAAAGCAGAAGCTACACACAAGTTAGAAGCAAGAATCTATGCTAAGATATGCAAGATGGCAAAGGTACATATAGCTAGTGCCTAGTCTAGATTGGTACGATTGCCCGATTGTACTTCCTTATTATGGGGGTAAATATGAGATGAGTAAAAAACTTATCCCTCTTTTGCCCCCTCATGAGAGGTATATAGAAGTGTTTGCAGGCGGTCTTTCTATGTTCTTTAGGAAGGCCAAAGCAAAATGGAACGTACTTAATGATAAAGATAAGAACATTGTAAATCTTTACATGAGTGTTATCTTAAAAAGAAAAGAACTAATAGATAATTTATTTTGGATTCCCAAAAGTCGTGATTTATTCTTAGATTTCAAAGGAGAGATAAGAGATGAAAATTATACATTCGAGATACCTGACCCATTACAAGCTGCGAAGTATCTGTATTGTATACGATATAGTTTTAATAAACTAATTCATACTCCATTCTCAATGAATAAAGATATGAACAAAAACTGGGAAGAAGAATTGACATATTCAAGAAAGTTTTTAGGTGGTGCAACAATAGAGAATTTAGATTTTGAAGAACTTATTGATAGGTATAATCCTAGAAAAGGTGATTTCTGGTATCTAGACCCTCCATATATTGTAGCAACAGAGAAAGGCTCATATTATAATCATAGTTTTGATATGGAAGACCATGTAAGATTACGAGAATGTGTACAAAAAATTCATGATAATGGTGGATACTTTATGGTAAGTTATGATTACAGAGAAGAAGTTGCTGATTTATATCAGGACTTTGATTGTAGAACTCTTGATTGGAAATATGTAGGAGCAACTGATGAAGCTAGACAAAAAGGTAGAAAAGAATATGTTATAATAAATTATGAACCAACACAACAAATAAATATATTTAAGGAGGATTAATGAACGAAGAGATAAAAGAAATAAAAACATTACCACACTCCGAAGATGCAGAAAAAGCTTTGCTTGGATGTATACTTAAAGGTGATGCAAGAGAGCAAGAGATTGCTATGGCTTGGGTAAGAAGTAATGAAGCATTCTATAATAATGATTGTAAAGATGTTTGGGTTGCATTCAAAGAATTGTACAGAGACCAAATAGATATAGACTTTATTACTTTATCAGACAAAGTACAAGAAATGAGTGGTAAACAACTTGCATACTTTATGACTGGACTTACTGATTTTGCACCAAGCACTGCTAATGTTGAGAACTATGCAAAGATAATATGGCAAAAGTACATACAAAGAGAAACTGCAAAGTCAGCAACTAAACTTGTAGATGCTAGTTATGATAATAATGGTAGTGTAAAAGAAATATTGAGTGAGCATAACAAACTTATTCAAGAACTAAAGAACATACAACCATCTAAGCAAGTAGATATGAACGTATTGATTGAAGACATGAAGAAAGTAATGGAAGAAGATTCTAATCTAATACCATTTAACTTAGCACATCTTGATTCATTCGCAGGTGGTATGACTCGCAAAGAGATTACTGTTGTTGGAGGTAGACCCGGTCATGGTAAGACTACACTTATAATTAATATTATTCGTGGACTTATCTATCAGGGATACAATGTAATGCTATTTAATCGTGAGATGTCTAATACAGAAATGCTTAAAAAGATGGTAGTTATGGAAAGTAAAGGTCTTGAATATGGTCATGTTCGTAGAAATGAACTTAATGATGATAGTAAAGAAGAGTTTGAAATAACATCTGACTTTATGAAAGAGAAGTACAGAAATCTAATAATGTATGATAACATACGAAGTCTAGATGATTGTCTAAGAGAAATATCTAAGCATAAACCAGATGTTGTTATTGATGACTACATACAATTGATTCAAGTAGATGGTATTAAAGAAGGTAGACGATTCGAGATTGAAAAGATTATGCAAGAATACAAATGGATTTCTAAGTCTGAAGATTGTAGTGTTATCTTAGTATCTCAACTTAACAGAGAGATTGAGAAACGTATTGACCCTAGACCTAGAATGAGTGATTACGCAGAAAGTGGTGTAATTGAACAAACAGCAGAGTCTGCTATGTTTGTATTCTATGGACATAACTTTGATAGCGAAAGATATGACCAACACAAAAGTGAAATTATTGTAGCTAAAAGTAGATATGGTAGGATAGGTACACATCAAGTTGGATTTAATGGTAATCGTTGTAAATTCTACATGAATGATAAACTAGCGAAAGATGATTCAAAATAAATCTTGTAATGGCTGCTACTACGAACATGATAGGACCTGTTATTGGTTTGAACTTGTTAATGGTAGCAGTCCAAAGATAATACCTGATGATACATTTAATAAAGGATGTAAGCAGTATAACAATACTACAATAGGTAATCAAACTATGGATGAGATAACTACTAAAGTAATTAATGTATTCAAAGGTGAGATAATAGGAGATAAATATACTCCTACAAAATGGTCTGGTAATTACAAGAAGAAAACATATACTACAAGACACAAGTATACAGAAAGGAAAGACTTCTAATGATTACTATAGGAATAGACCCAGGTCGTAGTGGAGGAATTGTATTTGTAAATGGTGATACAATAATTGAAATGTATAAATGCCCAAAAACTATAGAAGAGATGGCAGAAATATTAGAACCATACAGAATGACATGGGAAACTACAACACCAATTACAGCATACATTGAGCAAGTACACGCATTCCCAACTGATGCTCGTAGCAGTGCATTTAAATTCGGTACTAACTATGGGATTTGGCAGGGTCTGCTAGCAGCTAATAAGATAGAAACAAAGTTCATTGCTCCACAAGTATGGATGAAGTCATTAGAGTTACCAAAAGATAAAGTAAGTAGAAAAAAAGAAATAAAAATAATTGCGCAAAGAGTAATTGATAAACAAGACTTACTAAAAAAGAAAGTAACACTACATACTGCTGATGCTGTTCTTATAGGAATGTTTGGAGTTTTAAAAACTGCATTAGATAATATGAATTTAAAAGATAAAATTAATACATTAACTAAATTAAAGAAGAGAGGAAATAAATGATATTACAAAAGTCTAAAAAAGAAATAGATAATTTTATAATAACAATGAATAATGTAGAATCAACATTAAAAATTTTATCTAATAGTCAAGAAACAGATTCAGCAATTAAAATACTTACCGAACTTGTAAGTGTAACTGAATTACTTGTTGAGATATTAGAACAAAGAAAAGAAGAAACTTTTACCGCATGATTCTCCTATAGCGTGTAAACGGAATGAGCAGGTACTATCTCTTGCCTGCTCGTTCTAATTCTCTTAATGAATTTTGTATATCAACTGGTAATCCAGAATACTTTTTCTTTTTAAGTCTACCTTTTTCTTCAAGTTTGTCAAAGTAATAATCTTTAATAAATTTATTCTCTGATTTCCTTAATGGTTCTTCTAACAAATCTCTATATAATGAACCTTGTTCTTTATTAGTAGGATAGAATGTCATCTCTTGAAAAGCAGCTGCTCCTAAACCATAAGGTGTTTTAACAGTCATTGGTACATATCTATCATATGTTCTACCTGCCATTTGATTAATAAGTCTTATGTATTGACCCATCATATCGCTTGAACTTAAATCTTTATTTGCTAATCCAAAGTCTCCAGCAGTAATAAGTATGTTATCTAAGTATTCACTATCAGCATTAATTAATTCTGTTGCTATACCTATATCAAAGATAGTACCAAATGTAGGACCTAACTTAGAACCAATAAGACCCTTACCATAAAACTCTTTGTTAAGTTTTTCTAATTGTTCTGGGTCATCATAATCAGTAAATAATATATGATATAAATCTTCTAGTATTTCTTTACCAGTGTGTTCAACAAGTGTTTGATTATATCCTGCTATATAACTAAGAAGAGCAGGTGCTAAGAAATATGCTGTTGATACATTCATCATTTTATGTACGCCTCTAGCATCTTTTAACCAATTAGAAAAATTATCTTCACCTAATGCAGACAAGTCTCCTTTAAATTCTTTATATATAGAGTAATTTCTTTCAAGAAATTCCATACCATAATGTTGAAACTGAAACATAAATTGACCAATACCTTCTCTCATATTCTTTGCTTTAGCATATGCATTATAATCAAAATGATTTAATATAACCATATTCTTTGCATAAGCTCTCATCATATCTCTTCTCATTTTATTTTTAACAGATTGAACAGTTCCTTTACCAGTCTTTTCAACTTGTTCTTCTGCTAGTTTTGTTAGATATTTTTGAAACTTTGGCTTCTTAGTTAGTTTATGCACTTGAGCAAATGCAATCTCAGCAGTTAATTTTCTATTCTTATTTTCTACTGCTCTATGCATACCAGAACTCCAATTAGCAAGTTTGCTCATGTTGCTTCCAAATATTTTTACTCCTTTATATAAAAAGTTTTCTTCATCGGAATAAACTATCTTACCATTCTCATCCATTCTTCTTACTTTGTGAGACCTTGCTGATTCAGGACTTATACCTGATTCTATTAATGCTTCTGATGTCTCCATAAATAAGTTTTCTTTTCTTAAAAACTCATCTAAATCTAAACCTAATACATCACTAGCTTTATTTTCTTTTAAATATGCTCTTGAATCTTGAACTGCTCTATATCCAAATGTTGCATAGTTCATTAAATACTGAGTAGCATTTCTAGCTGCTGACCTTACACTAAATCCTAATTTATTTGTAAACTGATATGATAGTAATGCTTTTTTTAATTCATGAAGAGAACCAGAATTTTGTATCTCACCATTAACAGAACCATACAAACTATTAATCATATCAACTATTTTAGATGAGTATTCATTTTCTTTTGTATACATACTCTTAGCTTCTGTTAGTGATTCGATAAAACTTTTCTTAAGAAATGCTTGAGTATTAAATTTATTTACATCATTAATATATGTTTGAACTACATCAATAAAATTCATGCTGTAGTCTTTATTCTTATCATCTCTAGCTTTAGCATAACTAGGTAATGCAACTGATATATTATCTATAATATCTTCTATTGATTTACCAGTATGTTTCATATCTATACTGGTATCATCTAGTTCATCAAAATGCTTCATCATATTATCCATCATCTGAGCATTTAATTGCCTAGTAAAATGAGGAAAGTATCCATCTTCTTTATACTTAGGCATTAACTCGCCTTGCATTTTATCTTTTAATTCTTTTAACTTAGTTATGCTTGTAGCAAATCCTTTTCTATTCTCTAATTTTTTTATGTGTACATCTATCTTAGCATTAATACCTGCTCTAAGAACTGAATAAGAATCAGTCATTAAATTATTATAATCAATTAATGATTGAGTTATATCTTCTGGCATATTTAATTGTCTAAAATATTTTAAAGATTCATCATCTGTAAGTCTTACTAATTTTGTACCATTGTCGTATTCTTTAATTCTTTCTCTAGCTTCTTTTATTACTTTTCTTTCTTTACGTTTAATACCTTTAAGGTCTTGCAGACTTCCATCTTCATTTATTCTAGCAATAATTCTTTCATCATTATACTTTGCTAATATTGCTTTTGGCATTTTAGTTTCAATAATATCTATAAATTCTGTAAATGTTTTAACAGAACCATCTCTCTCAAACTTTGTTAATATTTCATACTTTTCATCTATATCTTTTTGAACACCACTATCTAATGCTTTAATATAATCTAATTCTAATTGTCTATGTTTTTTTAATGATGCATTTAATCTTCTTTCGCTAAATATACCACCAACATCTGAAGAACCTCTTAATCCATCTATTATTTTTTTAAATTTAAGATTTAAATCGCTACTTCTTTTTTTATCACTATCTACTACTTCTCTGATTGATTTAATAGTTTTAGCAAGAACAGGGTCTCTTTTACCAAGTACAGTTCCCACCATAAATCCTTCAGCAACTTCAAACTCACTAAACTTACCACTATCAACTCTCTTAGCATAACTATATAAATCTTTTATAAATGCATTTATGTTGCCTCTAGTTAAAAATGCTCCACCTTGAGCATCACTAAGTAATACTGCATAATCCATTGGTATATGAAATCTAGATTCAAACATTGACATCGCTGCTTGATAAGGAGCTTGTATATTCTTATTTACTATTTCAGTATCTGCCCATTTACTAATAGAGTTCCAAAGTTTTAATGCTTTCTTATTATTTATATTATCGCAACTTACTACTGACATTTTAAATACTCTCCCATCTTATTAAATACTTCATATCCACTATCTTTTAATGGATTCTGTCTCGCTGCCGTATGTAATGCATTATTTGCTTCACTAACTACCTTTAACATATTTATTGCTTTATTAGGAGACTTAGCCTGCTTTGGTTCATACTTTAAAAACTCCATGTGAGCATACATAGGATTGTTTTTTATATTATCAGGTAACATATTATCACCTGCTATATTATATATATCTTTTCTCATCATATCTAAAAAGTCTTTATCTAATGACATTCTTAAATGAGCATATTTAATTGGATTTAAATAATCTTGTCTAGCAGAAAACTCTTCTAAGTCATTTAATCTTTGTAAAAAATCTTGGTATTTTTCTGCATTTGCATCTGGAATTAAGTCTGCATAATCAGAGTACATTCTCATAACAGATTTATTAATTGTTGATAATGGATTGTTTGGAAGCATTTCTTTAGTCCAACTAAAATCACTAGAGTTTTCATTTAATCTCATTCTAGTATTCTTATCAAACCCCATTATTCCAAATCTTTCATGGTTTAAATTATTAAAATCTATTAATGATGTATCTTTATTAAAGAATATTCTGTAATGATTATTGCCTTCCATAATTGATTTCAATACAAATTCAGATACTTTCTGTCCTCTTTGTTTTACAGATTCATCTTTAGCAAATTCAATATTACCTCTTGCAAACCCTGTAAGTAATTGTATTCCCTGTTTATATCTAGCAGTTTCTTTGTATGGAATAGATATTGGCCTATTATTAAATACTCCTATATCATCTTTGTTTCTTCTAGGTTCCATGTATGCATAAAGAAAATTTAACTTATGTTTTTCAACCATTTTAGTTAAGTATTGATTTCTTAAATCTGAAATTGTTGATATGTTAGGTCTATATTCTCTAATCATTTTCATTAAGTCTTCATTATCAACTAATGTTCTATCTTTAAATGCTAATACTTCATCTATTAATGCGCCTTTACCATACTCTAGTCTATTAAAATCAAGTATAGTCTTCATGTCTTTTCTAGCTTCATCACCCAATGTATCATACCAACTATCATAGTTCATACCATAACCAAATCCTCTTAGTAAGGAATCCATTGTATTTGCATGAACAACGCTATCTACTAAATCAGAATTAGATTCTATAGATACATAGTTTTTATACTTTAAATCTTTTGTATGTAATTTATTTTTTGGAACTTTATATTGATTTTGTAACTTATCTTTCATCTTATTAATTACCCAATCAATACTTTTTACTTTAGATTGTTTCCATTTTTCTGGATACTTACTTCTTCTAATATAATTTTTGTTTTTATCTAATCTTTTTATAGTAGCAATGATGCTATTAAATTGTTGAGTATCACTTTTAATACCTTTAGTTAATCTATCCAATGAAGATTCAAAATCATCTAATTCTGCTTGAGACATTTCCTGTGTTTCTATAGTAGTGTTTCCATCATCGTCAGTCTTTATTTGACCAGGCTCTATAGCAATTAAAGATTTAAACCAATTATCCATTACCATATGATTAGCTGTCGTCATATGATATTCTCTTTTATTATCTAAAAATTCTTTATCTGCTATTTTTACTGCAATTCTATCTAAATAATTACCGCCCTGACCTTGAGCAATATTCTGTATCCTACTTTTAGTCTTATTAAAGAAGTCATTTTCTGGATTAATTAAATCATCTAAATATTTACTATTTGCTTTATCTAAATCTTTTCTCTTCCAAGACTTAGGAAAGAAGTGTCTATTTAATGACTTATATATATCTTCATGAAACTCTTTAAATGCTTTACTACCGATAGCCATATCATAAAAACTTGTTTTTCTTTTCTGTCCACCTTCGTAAGTATCATCTCCAAAAGAAGCTAGTAATTTATTTTGTTGATTTAAAAATTCTTTAATAACTAGTTTATCTGCTTCATTCAAAGCTACTTCTCTATATATACCATCACTATCTAGCTTAAACCTTTGAAAGATTCTTATTCTTCTTCCATCTCCATTTCTACCCCTAGCATATATTTCTCTAGAATCTTGCGCATCTGCATTCTTAGGACTTAATGAGTTATCTAAATCAGGAAATAAAAATTTATCAGACCATTCATATAAATTATTACCAAGTTTCTTATTAAATTTGTTTGCTCCATCAATAACATATTGAACTTCTAAAGCAGCCCTTTGAAAGTAAGAAAGTGATTCTGTATCCATTGTAATTATTTCAGTATTATTACCATCGTTATCTTTACCTGCTTCATATAAAACTCCAGGTCCTACTAATTCACCATTGACATTTTGCCTTATTATATTTCTCCACTTTCTATCATTTAATTTGTTTATCTTATCTTGTTCTGATTCATATGTTAAATGACTTATATCAGTTAAGTTTTGTAAATAATTAAGTTTTCTATGTGTTTTTTGTACAATACCTATTCCTTTTTTAAATGCTATAGCGTTACCTATTTTAGACAGAACTGTATTTCTTGATGTAGTTGCATCTAAAGCAAATGTAAACTCTGAGCCTTCTTGAAGTTTAGATATATCAACACCTTGAACAAAGTGAGCATCGTTTCTTTTTATATAATCAAACATATAATCACTATGTGCAAAAAAGTAATCTACTTTATCAGCATCGTAATCACCTTCATATATATTAGCAATATCATAACTATTTATCTCTACTGCTAGTCCAGTATCTTTATCTAAAAATCCTTTCAGTCCCAGTAAAGTAATATCATTAGGTCTTGTTCTTGGGTTTCTTCTAGATATGATTCCTAATTGGTATCTACTTTTAATACCTTCTTTATTTAAATCTTTATTATACTTTAATAAAACTCCATGAATAGCTTCTAATGTCATTGCATTATCAAATTGTTTGTCAAACTCTTTATCAAACTCTTTGTTATTATATTGCTCTATCTTTTTTAAATCTTGTTTAAACTCTTCAATAGTAAATACTGCTTCGTTATTTACAATACGTATTTTCTTTCTACCTAACTTAGTTAAATCAGATTCTCTTTCTGCATCAGGCAGCATTATTTCACCCCTGAGAATCATCTTTCTATCTTTATTAAATAAAGTTGGTAGTAATCTGGTTTTTAATTTTCCACCTTGATGAGCTCCAGCAGTTTGTACAAGAGGTCCTTGACCACCATATCTAAAAGCATCTTGTTTGTCTTGCGAATATACATGATTTACTATTGCTCTTCTATTGCTAAATATATTATCAATATATACTTTAGATAAATACTTGTTTACTTGAGCAGAACTATAATCATTAGGGTTAGCACTTCTATCTAATTGTAAAAAGTATACAAAGTTACTAAGATTTTTTAATGCTCCATCTTCTGCATCGTCAGGTATATTACCTTTGTTTAATTGCTCTAACATAAAACTTCTTAACTTAAATGAATCTGATTTAATATTATCCATATAAGTAAGACTAGCATCTAGTTCATCTACCATCTCTCTAAAAGCTGCTTCATGTTCTCTTCTATTCATATAGTTATAATCTGCATCTGATTCACTAGCAGATATTCTAACAGCTTCTTTTTCTGGTCTTAATCCTATACCATCTAAATCTATTTCTTTTACAAGATTTGAATATGTTTGACCACTTTTTTGACCAATTTGAAAATCATTTAATTCACTCCATCTAGTATCTCTTATAATAGATATATCTGTTCCTTCTTTATCTGCCTTAACATCATATGCTTTAGCTCCACTTTTAGTAAGTAGAACATCAACAGGATTATTTTTAAAAAACTTACTTAAGGAAGGACTGTAAACAAATAATGTTTTACCATATAATAATGTTTTACCTTCGCCTTGAGATGATATAACAGGTTTTATTGGACTTTTAGAGTTAGGACTATGACCCATAATAGTATGCATTTCCATCATCATATCTTTAGATAAAAATGATATACTATCAAAAGCTGAAACATCTGCGTGAGCTTCACCTATAGTATGCTTTGTACTAAAATTTTCTAACTCAGGATATTGGTCTTTGTATTCTGTAATAACATCATCTATTAAAGTAGACATTGTTTCAGTACCTTCGTCATCCCATACTGCTATTCTATATTTACCTTTATGTTTTTCTAATCTATTTTTTAATACTTGTGTAGATTTTTTATCACCATTTTTTACTATTTCTTTTGCATCTATTAATGCTTCGTAAAATGTTTTATCTGACCTAATAAAGTTTTTAGTTGTAGCAAGTTTCATTCTTTTAAGATATGTATCTACATTCTTTGCTGAATTTTCATTTAATACTCTGTAAAATACTTCATTGTCTTTACTTCTATACGCTGCTTCATAAATTAAAAACCTAGTAGCTAACTCAATATTTTCACCTGTGTAATCGTAATCTTGTTTTGCATTTTTAAATTCTTTTACAAGTTTCTTTACTTGTCTTTTAACATTTGCATTATCTATTTTTGAAATATGGTCTTTACTAAACCTTATAAAATCTTGAGCAATCTTAGATGAACTACTTCTGTCTATAACTATGCTATCTAATCCATCAAATATATCTAACTTAAGCATTCCTCCTTTATTGCCTTTATCAGCAATTTGTATATTGTCTTGAGATAGAGCGCTTAAATTTTTATTAAGTAAATTATTACCTAAATAGTTTTGTACTTGACCTCGTAAGAATAATATGTGTGATTTTTGATTATCACTTAATCCTTGTGTGCTTAATATATTATATGACTTTTCTGTTACATATCTACCAAACTCTGTATATACTACATTGTTATCAAATATACCATAATCAAGACCAAGAGATTCTAATTTATCAAATATAGGATTACCTTGCATTACTTCCCTAGAAGTAGCATCATCATTATAAATTACTTCACCATTAACAATAGATACTTTCTTAACAGATTTTCTTTTTAATACACCTCTTACTACTTGTGTTAAATCTTGTATTACTTTATCTTGGTCTTTACCATCCATGTCATCAAACTTAATATCATCTTTTACAAGAGTTTTTGCAACATTAATTAAGTTTGCTTTAGGAACTTTATTACCTAAGTCATCTAAAATAAAATCTAATCCTTTTAAATGGTCAGATTTCCATTCAGAACTTTGGTCTCTATAATCTATAAAATCTCCTTCTCCATCTATGACTTCATTAAAAAATTTATATTTTCTAAAAAATTCATCAACGCCCATTGAAGGAGTTACATCTTCATCTAATGCTTTTTCTTGATACCTAAGTTTAATTTTCTCTCTTTCTTTTATTTCATTTTCAACATAATGATTAACACCTTGACCATCTAAATTATCTATAATAGGATTTAATGCTTCTTTAAAATCTTTACTAATATCTGATTGTAAATCTAATATCTTTTGTCTTTCTTCTTCTGTCTTTGCTTCACCTAATTCATTATTTAATTTTTCAATTGTAAACTTTTTGTTTACTTCTAAATTACCATCAGCATTTCTATCAATAATACCCTGTCTTTTTAACATAGAAAGTATTCTTATCTGCCCTCTCTTACCAAATACTTGCATATATGCTAACATTCTATTCTTAGGACTTTCTAATCCACTATTTGTTAATGCTCTAAATAGGTTTTCCATACCCATATTTTCATTAGCTGTTGCAACATTATAAATAGAATCATATAAAAATTTTACTTCTTCTACTTGAACCCCAGTTAATACTCTTACTTTATCTGATATATTAACAACTCCAGATTCTTTATCTAACTCGTTAATTTTTTTATTATATTCATTCTGAAAGTCTCTATCTTCAGGAGCATCTATTTTATTTAATGTAAATCCTCTTAATCCACCTTCTCCTAATAAACCTCTTTCACTAAGTAATGAATTACCTGATTGTTGTACAATAAAATCTATGTCAGCTTGAGATGCAACGGAATCTTTTAATCTTTTATTACTTATATCGTTCAATAACATTTGATATAAGAATTTTGTATTAGGGTCATTGAATCTAGACAAATCAATACCTGAGTCTAGCATACTAGATTTAAGCCTTGAAATATTACCAGTTTCGACCTTTTTATTAATTGCTGTACTTGTAGGGTCAAACTCACCTAATGCTACTAATACGTTGTGAAGTTTAGTTAAATCATCAAACTTTGTTTTATATTCTTCATCTACTTTAATCTTAGATACATCATCTATAATTTTTAACTCACCATCTACTTTTTGCAAAATGCCTACATCAAATAAAGCAGTCTTCAATTTATCTGTCATGTTGTTTCTTTGAAGATTAGACATAACATTTTTAGTATATTTTTTACCTTCGTTGTGTATTACTGGCATTAAATAAGAATGAACATCTGAAAATCTAAATTCTGCTCTTGAATCTTTTGGGTCTACAGATGATTGTATTGCTTTTTCAGAATCTCTTACAATATTATATACATCTTTTAATGTATCAGAAGAATTAATTGTTGTGCCTTCATTACTTAATTTTGCTGATTTAGAATCAATAGCCATAGTAGAACGTATAACTGTATCTAAACTCCTAAATGCATTACGTATTTCTTCTACTGCTTTTTCTCCATCTTTATCTGAAAGCCATTCTTTAAATTCACCATCTCTTGCTCTATCAAGCAACTTAGTATTTATTTCTATAATTTTAGGTATAGACATTTGCTTACTACTTGTATCGCTAGTAATACCAAAATCTTCAAACTCTGCTTTTTCTATATTTCTTAATACACTAACTAGACTTTCTTTCATTGTAGTAGTTGATTCAGCAATTCTATCTTCATATGCTTTATCAAAATCATCTAGTGTTTTAAAACCTTGCTTTTCTAATATGTTTATTATTTCATTTGCTTGTCGTTCAGATATTTGGTCTTTAGGTATTTTATATTTAAAGTCTTGACTTAGTAATCCATAAACATATTCCATTCTACCGTTATGAGGGTCAATAGGATTACCATTTACATCTTCATAAAATACTCTTTCATCTTCTGCAAGTCTACCTGATTCTACAGATTCATCTTCATCACTAACAATACGTTCATCTTTTAAATACTTAGAAAGTCTTTCATTATCTCTTGCTAATCCAACTCCAAACATATTTGTATTACTAGTAAATGTAGTACCAAAGACTGTATTCTTAGTATCAACTCCAACAAATTCTAATGTAGACCTAAGTTCTTGTATTCTTTTACCTAAGTCTACTTCTCTTGCAAAGTTACCTCTACGTTGTGTCCAAGCACCAATTAATACACTAGATATATAATCTTCTGCTCTTAATTCATTACCAGTGGCGTATGCTTGTACTCCTTGTGTGCCTGCCATCGCTGCTCCAGCTACAAACATTCTAGGGAATATTAATCTATAGTTTTGCATACCCTCTCTAGTTGCTTCTGCTAACATCTCTCTTCCATATATTTTCTTTTGAGACATTAACCAATTTATTGATTTAGTTCTAGCGTCTTTTTCGCCAAGTTCATCTATTAATTTAGCAGTAATTCTTTTAATATTTGTCTTATGGCTTTGATTGTCAGATTCTAATAAATCTTGACTTTTCTTTACACCATCTAAATTCTTATAATCAAAACTAGTAGAAAAAGCATTTTTTCTATTGTTATTTGCTATACCAACCATACTATTAACAATGTTTTCTAATGGTTCATTTTCATACATTTTTCTACTTGTTAAGTATGTTCTTAATCCTTGTGCAAAATCTGTTCTTGATTTTAACATCTTACCTAAAGGTTTAAATGGAGCTGTAGCTGCGTTAATTGCTGTACCTGCTAAGAAACCTGTTGCTACTGAATATCCTACCTGACCTAAGTTAAATTCTTCTTGCTCTCCTTTTAACATTTGTTGAGATTGAAACGATGCATCCATCACTGCATCAGATACAGAGAATACAAATGCATCATGCAATGCTTCTGTAGCAAATCTACCAAATCTAGTATTACCATATTTAGTTCTAGCAAACTGAGATATGTTTTGTAGTGGTACACCTCTGCTTGCTACTTGCTCTCCCATCTCTAATATTGCATCATATTGAGATTGAGTTATTTCTTTTCTTGCAAGTTTTCTATTAGCACTCTTTGATAGGTTTGCAAAGAAACCAGTTGTTGTATCTGTAAACGCTTCATTAGCAAGTTTATTTTTAGCACTCGCAGATATAGTAGAACCAGTTACTACATTACCAAACTCATTTGCTAACTTTGATTCTATACCACTTTTAACAGCTGCTTTTTTTATATCAGCAGTTGCTTTACCAATTGTTTGTCCTTTAGTTGCTTTAGCTATTAAAGCAGTAGCAGGTTTTTGTAAAAGTTTACCAGTTAATTTTAATGGAGCTCCAAGTAAAAATCCAGCTCCTGTACCTACACCACCTAATATAGCTGCTAGCGAACTATCTTCTTGGTATTTTCTCATAGACTCTTGAAAGTCTAATTCTTCTCCTAACGCTTTTTCTACACCTATTTCTCCAAGACCTAATAAACCAAATGATGCAGATTCACCAAACTCATATAAACCTGCTCCTAATGCTTGAAATAAAGATACTTTATCTTTTTTAATTCTATCTTCAGTTTCTTGTTCTGTTTCTCCAGTTATTCTACGAACAGGTCTCTGACCTAATCTATCTGAAGTAAAAGTAAAAGGGTCTGTAGAATTTTGTTGTTGCTCTTTTCTAAGTTTTAATAGAGCTTCTATTGCTTCTTGAGTAGGCATATATTATTAATTACCAAATTTATCTGTGTAATCTTCTAGTGTAATAGGCGGTTTACCTTCCGATGCTAATTGTTCATTTATAGAAATTAATTCTTGTTCTGAAGGAATCATTCCTATTCTATATAAAGATTGTATCATTAATTCATTTCGTAAGGCATTTTTATCTTGACCTTTAGTTTTTAAATTTTTATTTACAATATCTAATATTTGAGAATTTAATGCTCCAGATTCAAATGATTGGTCAAAAGATTGATTTCTCATTAATGCAATATTATTTATTTCTAAGTTATTAACAGCAACATTAAGTTCAGTTTCAAATTGTTTTACTAAATCTTTTTTAGCATTTAAATCATCATATAATCTATTCATTGATTCAAATAATGGTTTAAATGATTGTTCAGACCTTTCACCTTTATTTACTAACATTTGATATGAAGCTATTCCTGTTATTAAGCCTGGGTATTGCTCTACTATTTTACCAAGAAACTTAGCTTGTTTTTTATCTTTAGCATGTCTTGAAATATTATTTTTTACTTCTTGTATATCTTTACCTTCAAACTCTCCATCAATTGTATAATCTCTAGTTGCTCTAAATAATGCATTCATTCCTACATTTCTTTTAAAATCATCTACAATATCTTGTTTATTGCTTACACTTTTTAATTTTATAGCAGCTGTTAAATTATCTAATTCTGTTTGTTTAATTGTATTATATCTTGTTTCAGCAATTAACTCAGCATTTCTAGCTTCAGCTTCTAATTTTCTTTTTTGTAATGAAATATATTCTGGAGATGATTCTCTTCTTTCTTTTTCTAAAGCAAGTTCAGCAGATTGTAATTGTTTACTAAATAGTTTAGAAGTTCTTTCTTCATCTGCTCTTCTCATTCTCATCATTTCATTCTGTCTAGCATTCTCTAATTGTTGTTGTCTTAATCTTGTAGCCATGTCCATCATAGATAAAGACCTATCAATCTTCTGACGTTCTCTTTCTTGTTTATATTTTAATAATGAGTTTAATGATTGTAATGCTTGTGACATAATATTATCCGAATATACCTAGATATTTTGATTGAGATTGTTGGTCTGCTAACTTTCTTTGCATATCTAATTGTTCTTTTTGAGATTGCATTTCAAATTTTGTTTTTTCAAAATCAGATAATATTGAAGCTAAATTTTTAGTAAGACCAATATCTAAGTCTTCCATTTTAGTAGTATATGCACTTCTTATATTTTTAATCATATCGTTATCCATAGACATACTAGCAAAACCAGTTGCTTTACTTATTGCATCTTGTTGTTTTCTAGCTTGCATAATATTTTGTTGTCCACTACTAGAAACTATATCTGAAGCTCTTCTTCCCTCAAGAACTGCTGATTGCAAACTTGGATTAAGAGTTTTATTAAATGCATCTTGAGCTTGTCTCATTTTTGATGAAGCATCCTTTAAATAATCTGATTGTATTTTTCCTTGTTCTCTAGCTGAACTAGTGTTACTTATAGACTCTAATAAACTTAATCCTGCCATTACATATTCTATCATACTTTACCTACTTACAAAATCTTTAATAAAACTAATTGAATCTTTATCTTGTATTTCTAATTGACCTCTTAAATTTGCTCCCTTAAAATCATCACCAAAAAATACATCTAATTCTGGATTATAAACTTTAGATAATAAATCTTTTAATTCTTGTTCTCTTTCAGACACTAAAGATGAAAATTTTTCTTTATTTCTTTTATCATATTTAGGAAGTCCTTTTAAGTTTTTTCTTGCTATTTTTAAATCTTTTATTTTGTCAGACAAAACATCAGCAGTTATTTTTCTAGTTTCTTTTGTATTTTGGAAATTAGCTTTAGCATATCTTTCTGATATTGATTCAGTAGGTTCGTCTATAGGTTGAGACATTGTATAATCACCGCCAGTTATTTCTCCTCCTAATAAAAAACTTGCTAAATTATTATTTTCAATTAATTCAGGAGCTAATGGACCTCTAGTAAAATTTGGTTCTAAAGGACTACCTATTTCACTTTCAACAATTATTTCATTAATATTCTTTTCAGTAGTATCTTCTTTAATTAAAGGTTTGTCTACACTATCTTGCAATGATTCTATATCTGTATCTTTTCCGTATATAGATGAAAAATCTTTAGTAAGAGTTGGCATTCCTTCTGAGCCTAATTGTAATGATGATTGTAATGTTGGAGATTTACTATCTAAAGGTTCTCCTTCCATAAATCTATCTAATAAATCTGTTTGTTTTAATGCTTTTGCTTTTTCTCCCATAGCAGCTACATCATATTTACTACCTAATACATTCTCACCTAACATATATTGTTCTTTCTCTTCAGTTAAATAAGAAGTTAAAGAACCTTTTTTTCCTTTTAATACATCCATTAATGATGCTCTATTAGGATTTTCTACAACACTTACACCACCTGCTTTACGAACTGCATCAGGTAATGATTCTTCAAATGCTTTTATATTAGATTCTAATTCTGCTTTTTGTTTTAATCCTTCTCCAAATGTAGATGCTAATTCTAATCCAGAAGCGGCTGTAGCAAACATTGTTTCTTTTTGTTTTGCTTCTAAATCTGCCATCTTTGATGAAAAATCAGCTTGTTGTAACAAACTTTCTACATTTGCTAATTGTTGAGATACACCTCTTTCAGCAGATGATTTAGACCTAATTGCTGATTTTATTTGTGCTGCTGTTGCCATAATCTACTATATACTTTTACTATTTAATTTAATAAACAAATTATTGTATTTCAATCTGTATTTTATACATGACATATTATTTGTGTTCCTGTTACTCCTGTTGCTGGTGAACCAATGTCTGTAGTATTACCACTACCATTAGAACCTCCACTTCCACCACTAACATCTATTACTATATCTGAAGGGTCTGTTCCTGTTATTAATACAACGCATCCGCCATCACCTCCATTACCACCTGCTCCTGCTCCACCTTGACCTGCTGTTGTACTATAATCATATCCATTTCCTCCATTTCCACCAGCTCCACCTTTTGCTTCTAATTCTAAATGTGATAAAGTTCCAGTTATTTCTCTTGCTACAAGCATTACATGACCACCTGAACCACCTGCGCATCCACCAGAACCACCACCGCCTCCGATAGTTAAGTTTCCTCCGTAACCACCTCCGCCACCTCCGCCTCCTCCAATAGCTCCAGCGGATGGAACTAAAGAAGGTATAGAAGTTGCTGTTGTAAAAAAATCTTTCATTGCTATAATATATGTTAAATCTGCATTAGTTATACTTACAGCTCCTGAAGTTGATGCATTCCCAGAAGCATTTGCATTTGTATATCCAGCTCCGCTTGAACCACCAGCTCCTTTACCCCCTTTAACTCCATTATTTGTAGTATAATTTTTAACACAATTAGTAGTTCCTGACACAGATGCTCCTCCTTGACCTGCTGTAGGATTAGTTGATGTACCTTCTACTCCACCATCTCCAGCATCTCCTCCATTTCCGCCTACAACTCCACCTAATAAACTACCTCCTTTTGCTCCAGCTCCAGTTCCATTAGCAAAACTACTTCCATTATTACTACTTGCAGTAGCTCCCTCAAAATCAACTGCATTTCTTCCTGAATTACCTGTATATCCATTGTTATAAATTTTTATTCCAGAACCTGAAAGGATTAAAGTGTCTCTTACAAATATTCTATATCCTGCACTATGTATTTGTGTACTAGCTGCTAATGTTAATGTTGTATAATATTTATCAGAAGTTAATTCTACACTACCACTAAGTGACCCTGCTCCATCACTACCATTACCAAATATTCTAGAAGCTGTTATTAAATAATCAATGTTATTTTTTCTATATATACCATTACCTCGTATCTTACCATCACTACCAAATGATATAGCTGCGTTAGCACCAGAATTACTACTAGCACCTGCAAAAAAAGAACTTATAGGTATACTAGCTCCATCAGAATCAAGTTCAGTTATGCTACTTACACTTGCTTGTACTAATCCTATAAAACTATTATTGTATGGATTAACTATAGAAGCTCCACCTTCAAAACTAGGAGAACTATGATTGCCACTTAAATCATTTGGACTTCCAGTAGTAAAATCACAATGAAGTTTTAAATTTGAAGATTGTGTATAATTGCCATAATTTTCACCTAATGGTAAATATTCTCCACTATTATATATTGCTGTAACTGGATTTGCATTAGTTTCATCTAATCTAGTATTCCACACAGCAAAGTTTTTCATTTTATATTCACCTTCTGTATCTACACCTCCAGTTATTTCTTTAGCAAATCTTGTTATACCAGTATAAGAATAAGTAGGAGTAGAAACCCCAGCAAGTCCAGATGGTTCTGAAACTGTAGTAGCAGTATTATTTACATAAATTTTTGTTTCTCCTATTGTAGTAGCATGAAAAGTGCTTGTTATAACTACAAAATACCAAGTATCAGCTGCTAATACTTCGTCTGATAATCGTGTTTCTCTATTAGAGCTACCTGTTCCACCACTATCTCCCCAATTAAATGCTATTTTATTATCTGAAGTTTTTTGAACCCAATATCCAACATAATAAAGATTATTATCATGGCTTGCCCATATTTGTTCATTTACACCTAATGTTGGAAAATTAATCCAGAATGCAATAGATATTCCTGTTGCATTTGATATAGCAAGAGGTCCATCTGTAGCTTGAGTTCCAAAACTTAATCCATCTCCACTACCATCAAAATCAATATATTGAATTTCTCCATTATTATAAATTTTAGAATTTTCTATTTTCCATCCATGCTTACCTTCTTCATTAGAACCTATTAATCCACTCTTAGCTGTTATTTCACCTTTAAGAAAAACATTGCCACCATATAATCCAAAACCACTTAATGCATTTCCAGAATTAATTGCTGAGTCTGTTATTCCTGATAATTTACCTATTCTTACTTTTGTAGTATCTGCTCCATGCCAATTAGCATAACTATCTACACCATCTTTAATATCCATAAAAGGAGCATTAGAATCATCAGATGTTAAATATAACAATCCTTGTCTATCTGTATTAGTAGTATTACCTATTCTTACAAAATCATCTCCAGGCTCAGGCGATGTTGTATTATCATATCCAATATTTGTAACTGTTGCAACATTATTAGATACAGAAGAAACTTTATAAACAAGTTTTTTAATAACATTAGTAGCTCCACCAGCTGCATCTCCAGCAACTAAAGCGCCTGGATTTATTCGTTGCATCATAATAATATCATTTTCTAAAAAAGGACATATATTATTCCCACTAGGGTCTTCAAATGTAATAGTACCATCATCATCACTAGATGATAATCCACTACTAGATTCTACTTTAGCAGCTGATGTAACAAATACTGCTCCGTTAGTTGCTCTAATTTGTTGTATTAATAATTCAAATACACTAAGAGTTCCTCTAAGAAACATATTGTCTAATTCAAGAGTAAAGTCATTACTAGTAGGATTTAGTTTCCAACCTGAACCTGCAAATCCAGAAACAAAATTAGCAGATTGTAATATGCCATCACTATAATTTGGACTACTATAAGTACCAAAAGTAGTATCTGTAGTTATATTTAATGTTCCTGTTACGTCTACACCAGAAGTATCTATTCTTAATCTCTCTGTATTATCAACTCCAATTTTTATAGCATCATCAGTACCAAAGTCAATCCAATCATCATCAGTAGCTCTTCCTATTTTTAATGAATTATTAAATATAGATGTAATAGTAGTTTGAGCTGGAGTTATATTTAATGTACTTCCATTACCCCCACTAATACCATCTCCTTGAGTTGCCAATCTTATATTTTCTGAGCCATCATCTTCTAATCCAGTTCCTACAAAATCACTAACATCTACTGCAAATTTATTAGAACTATTTTGAACACCATCACCAGATAATAAAGTAACAACATCTGCTAAAGATTCTTTTTTAGAATTATTACTATCATCAGCATCTATAAAAACAATAGAATCACTAGTTGTTATAGCTGTGTCTGTTAGTTCATTTAAATTTAAACTTAATGTATGATTTATATTTTGACCAGAAGTAGCTCCTGTACTATCTATACCAACTCCTCCAGTTATACTACCAACATAACTTGTAGTTATTCCTGATGAAGTTGATGAAGAAGAACTTCCACCCCTTGTACTACCAATTATTCTTACAACTGGCATTTCACCAGAAGAAGCTACTGCTACCCATTCACCATTAGTTTTTACATATTCAACAGTTCCAGAACCTTCTACTTTTCTAAAAGATATATCTCCTTCATTGCCATCTTTATTATCAGGTTTACCATTTCCAAAAGTAGGTTGTTTAGATTTTTGATGTAATAATTTTCTTTCTTCTCTAGTCAATCCCATTATTTAACATTCTTTAATCTATATATTATTGATATATCATTTATTTCAAAATCACTATCAACTGTACCAGACATATGTAATTGAAAACTATATATATTATTTGCTTCTGATGAAACATCAGGTTTTAATTCTGCTTGATACCATTGTGTTAAATCTGTTTTATCATGTAATGGTTTACTGCTACTAGCTGTAGAACCTGTTGGTTTACCTGTTGATGCATCTGTTCCTTCAAAATCATAAGGAGAATCTGTATCTCCATTAACAGAATATTTAACTACTAAGTCTTCAGCATCTCCTTTATAATTTATTCTAACTCTATATATTTTTTTTCTTATTGAAGATTGACCAAAATCAATATCTTTACTTTTAAATATTAAAGAAGTAGTAGATTGAGAAGATGATTGCCAAGTTTTTCTAATAGTTGTTGTATTATCAATATAAAATAAATTTTGGTCTCCATTTAATGCAAAGTTTGTCATTGCTGTTGATTCTGTTACTTTACCACTTCCAATTGTCCATGATTGTAAAACAAAATCATATAGATATATATCATTGTTTTCATTTTTAATTATTAAATGTTTTTTCTTAGGAATATATCCTATCATTGCACTACTCATATCTGTGTCATCAGTTCCATCTTTTACAAACAAAGACCAATCATCTTCATTTATTAATCTAATTCCTTGTTTTTCAAGTAAATGTATAACACTTTTTCCATCATATAAATAACAACCGTGGTCATTAAACCAAGCAATTCCTAAATCTGTTCTTACAACATGATAATCAAATGCGCATCCTTTATTTCTAAATGTATCTTCTAAAAAATCTACACTCTCTGAAACATTAATTATATATAAACTATGTTCTTTAAATTGAAGTATTCTATCTGCGTATGCTTCTAACTTAACAATATTTTCTCCGTCTCTTATTACTACATCTACTGAACCCATTCCTTCTGGAAATGTATCAAATCTATTTACCTGACTTTTAATAATTCTATCAGGATGTGTTTTACCATCAGGTCTTTTAATATTACCTATATATACTCTTCTACCATGTACTACAGCAGTTTTATATTTAGCATCTAATGATTTTACTTCTGTAGAAAAACCATTTATTGTTTTAAATGTATCAACTGTATTAGCAGAATCTGGAGATATTCCTTTTATCAAAGCAGTTTTACCTAATATGTTTCCTGTTGTATTTGATGTATTACTCATTGTATATGAAAGAGTATCTGCTTCTGGTATAAATTTAAATCCTTTTTCAACAAAATCTAATTCTCCAATAAGAAAGTAATTATCATTTTCCTCTACTTTCCAATATAATCTTGAACCACTTATTCTTTTATTTAATCCATATGCATCGCCAGCTGATACATTGCTACATATGTATGTATCAAAATTAAATAATACAGGACCTCCTACTATATTAATTTTATTTACATTTTCCCTATCAGTTAATGTTCCATCTTCATCTACATCATTAAATGTAAATGGTAATGATTCCTGTTTATTTTCTACATCATATAAATAAGAATAATGAAATGTATATAAACCAGGTTGAAATGCTTCTAATCCTTGATTTTCTGCAATAACAGGTCCACTCATTTGCCATGTTGGAGATGCATTACTACCTGTTCCAGTTGTGCCATTTTGCTGTGCAAATACAATCCAAGCATCATTTGATTGGTCAATACTTCCACCACTTGCAATAGTATTTATATTATCTGAAGAACAAACTAAAATATTCCAACAATCTGGTTTTAAATTATTTACAGAAAACTTCCAAGTAATTGAAGATGTTAAGACACTTGTTATTCTATTAGTAACTAAAACTTGACCTAAATTATCATATTCAGATTTTTTAATATGAAATCCAAAAATAAAACATCTATTATTACCTAACGAAAAATCTAAACTTTGGTCTCCACCTTTACTAATTGTTCCATTTCCATTTGAAGTAAATTTAACATTATTATCTCCTAATAATTTTAATGGATTACTAGAAACATCTGAAAGAGTTGCTCCACCTACATCATAATCCCATCCAGAAGCAGTATTATTTAATAATTCATCATATTGTATTCCTACTCTTAAATTTACTGCGCTATGTTCTACTACATCATCTGCATCTGTTCCATTTTGTATTACATTACCTATATATTCAGATGCTGAAGAATTAATACCATTTGTATCACTACCTACTTCTGGATTTGATATTAAACATTTACCTGATGTTGGACTTGTTAATGATTGTTCTGCATTTATCCAAGCAGCTGAAGGCCCTACTGCATTTAAAGAACTAAATCTTACATCACTAATATATCCAAACCATTGACTATTTTGAGTTAAACTTGCATCTGATACTCTTATTACTCCATCAGCAGTATAATAAATTGGAATAGAACTACCACCCATATTAATAAGAGCAGTATCCCATCCTTCACTATCATTTACATCTATTGTATGATTAGCATTATCATGTAAAAATATAAGTGTTTCATTTGCACTACCACCATCTAATTGCCTATCACTAGACATAGTAAATAAACCTCTATTCTTAAGAATACTTATTTCATTACCATCACCTCTTATTTCATATCCACTTCCACTAGTAGGAGCAGGGCTATCCCAAGCTGGAGAAATTGCACATGATTTACTACTACCAGTATAATCAGTTATTTTTCTTTCTTGACCAATACCTTGTCCAGTAGTAATAAATATACTATATCCATTATAAAAATCATCACTTCCTGAAGCTGAAGATGCTAAAGTTATTTGAGTAGAAGCTAAAGTAGAAGCTGTTATACCAGAATGAAATACATTTCCATTATCAAAACTACCTAATGTTTTTATTTTGCCAACAGAATCTATTGCAACATCTTGTATAGAGGGAGATTCTATTTCTCTTATATCTCTAGGGTCAGAATTACTATTAAGACCTCCATGAAAACCTTCAATTTTAAAAACTTCTTTAGGCACTATCTGCCTCTAGAATCTTCGTATTCTATATCTTCTACTATATATCTTTGAGCAGTCTCTGGAAGTTCGCAAACAGCACAATCTTCTGTACTAAAGTCTGTACCATTAGCATATGCTATTTCATCGTGTTTAAAAACATCTAATCTAAGACCGCCTTCTTTACCAGATATACGGCCTCCACCTCTTGCTATTTCCTGTAAGGTATCATCCTGTTCAACAATGCTTTTCTTTTCTTGCATCCTCCACACTCCTTTATTTTGCCCCTAGTAACTACATTAATAGCTCTACCGACTGTATCTCCGAAGCCTGTATCGTCTCCGAATAAATCTACACTTATCTTCATTAATATGAACTAGCTTGTTTAGCTAATCTTTTTTTCATTCTATAATTAGCAGCTATAGCTCTATCTTTTCCTCTTTTAGCACTTTCATCTTTAACACTAGTATCTGGTTTTTGAGTCATTTTCTTTTTACCATAACTTTGACAATCAGACATAGATTTATAACCCATCTTCTTCCAACCTACTTTACACTTTGCTTTACTTGGCATTACTTTCTACCTTTCATTGCTTTCTGTATAGCTGCTGACCTTTTACTTTCATAAGATGACATTTTGCCATCTTTGTTTAAATCACCAACTTTTTTCTTACCATATGACATACAATCACTCATGCTTTTGTATCCCATTTTTTTCCATCCACTTTTACATTTCATTGCACTTGGCATTTTTTTTCTCCTTTTATTATATGTTCTGCGCATGCCTCCAGTTTTTAAAGAACTACCACGACCTGTATCTTTACTAGATACATCTGCTAATCCTATAACATCAGACATTATTTCCAACTTATACGTTTACTGCTCGTTTTCTTTTTCATTGCAGAAGTACATTGAGCCATTGTAGGTCTGCATGCTGGGTATGATTTTCGCTTTTCACCTTTACGTCTCCCACATGGTTTTCCAGTTTTACAATCTACCCAACCTTTACCTTGATTGCGAGAAAACCATTTTCTTAATCCTTCTTTAGCCATTACTTTTTCTTTGAGTTACCCCAATTAGCTGCTCCAACTTTTCTGCATTTACTTAATGCACCTGAAGCATATGCTGATGGCCATACTTTATATCTTGCTTTTACTTTATAATAACAAGCATCTTTCTTAGACATTTAACACCTCCAACGTCTTCTAGCTGCACAAATTCTCTTATCAGGAGTCTTTGAACAATTGATTCCATGCATTCTCATTTGACCTGCAGAACGACTACAATAACTTTTTCTACGTTTTGCTGATTTACTACCAGGCTTTACTTTACCAGTTACTGCTGTTTTTAACTTAGAACCTGGGTTCATTCTTCTATAAGCTGCTACACCTGCTCGTGTCATTCCAGCTCCAGACTTAGTGGACCGAAAGTTCTTTTTATTTTTAGCAGGCATTTTACCTTGTTTACGAGCCATTATAATCCCATCCTTACTAATACTTTATCAAGTTTATCTTGCAAGTATGCAATAGATTCTTCTATTTCTTGTATTCTACTTTCTTCAATAGAAGGTTTTACTTTTTTAACTTTAGATTTTTTACTATCCATTATTTCCACACCATTCTAATCGCTACAGATAAGATGTCCATACTTTCTTTTGCGATAGCTTGTTTCTCTTTTGCAGACAATTTACCATCTTTCATAGCTTCATTATATTTTTCAGCTACATCTTTAAATTCTTTTAAGATAGGTCTCCATTTAACTGCTACAACGCTCATATAACCACCAATTAAAATAGCAACTAAGTATGCAAAATTACTTAATGATAACCATTCCATTATTTATTCTCCTTTAGTATTTGTTTTATTTCTGCAATGTCTTCCATCATTACATCTAGTTTGTAAGTTATTAAATTTCTATCAGCAATTACTTCTCTTTTATCTGCTTTTAATTCTAATTCTTCTTTTAACAAATCAACATCATACTTCATAAAACCAAATGCTAATGTTACAGAGCAAATTAAAGCTATTATAGTTACAATGTTTTCAAGTGATATATTAGTATTTAACTTCATTAGTTTTTTCCATTTAATCTGCTTATAACTCCTTTGATTTCAGACACCTGATTATCTAAGTCGTTTATTTCTTTGGTTAAGTCATCAAATTTTCTATCTAACTTTTCATCAGACTTATTCCATCTATCTATTAATTTTATAACCATTCCTTCCATATTTTCAAGAGTTTCGCTCTGTCCCTTATTCTCTATCTTTAACTCTTCTATTGCGTTGGCTTGCTCGTTTCCTCTTTTGCTCATTGAGTATACTAAGTACACTAATAAAGCCCCTACGACACCTATCATACCCGCTTCGCTGTAAATCTCCATGAAGTTCATTTTTACTCTTTTTCTTGTTTAATACACTTTTCGCAGACTCCAAGATATATTTCCCCTTTTGGTTTATTACAAAATATGCAATAGTATGGGATTTTTTTCATCGGACTCTCCGTAGTTCCCTGTTGATAAAATAGTTATGATTAAAGTCATCTTCAGTTAAGATTACTTTCTTTTTCTTTTTTTCTTTCCCCAACTTAATGGGTTTAAATTTAATTCTGTTTCGTACCATTCTAATTGCTCTTGCATCTTACTTATTTTTACTTCTTCTTCTGCTATATGTTTATTGACAAGTTCTTCAATGTTAGTGTCAGCGAGTTCCACTCTTCGTTCAAGTTCTTTAATTCTATTTTCAACTTGTAAGTACGAATAAACAAGTCCAGCGATAACCACAACTGACTGAATAAGCCACTTAATATTGATAGATATAATAGCGTTGTCATCGACCATAGCTCCACGATACGACCTTGCCGTTTTAGGTTTGGCATTACTCATACCTCATAACCAGCTATACTCCAACCACCATCACAACTCCCAAGAAGAACTAATCCACCAAGCACTATTACTAAAAATGCTATAATAGATAAATAATCTTTCCAATCTTCGTTCATATTACCATCCACCAAGCAGCTGCTGTTTCAACAAATATATCTGAAGCAGTATTAATTGCCCATCTTTGTTTTGTTCCATATGTTTCCTCTGTACCTTCAACATATACTTCGAATATTTCCCATGCAATACCTATGATTAATACCCATAAGACTGCCCATAAATCTGATGCACCTAACCATTGTGCTACTTTTGCTATAAATAAACCAGCTGCTATATGATAAGATGTCCACCCATCTAATGCACCTGAACTAACTTGCCAACTATAAAATGTTGCTAAAGGATTTTTCATTTAATTAATACTTTCTGATTGTTTAATTCCTTGACCATTATTAAACCAACTTACTTGTTTGTTTTCATCTTGCATTAACATTTTAGTATATAGTAAATCTAAATGTTTTATAAGCATTGCTACTTCTGGCATATGAATGACTAATTCTTTTTTAGGAGAAGGTTGTTCTTGTTTTTTTTCAACACTATTTTGTTTGTTATATATTTCTGCTAATGTCATTTTTTTATATGCTTTGCACCAAAGTTTTCTACAATTCTAGATAGTAATTCTGCTTTAGTTTCACTATCACTATATGTAATACTACGAACATCATACCATGCTTTTATTTCTGCTTTAGTATTTGATTCATCAGGAAACTCAGATTGTAACGTAGCAATACCACCTATTACTTGATGCTTACCTACTATTAATCTACCATGAGTATATCCACAATTATCTTCACATTGAGATACGTAGTATTCTTCTATATTTTTAAAACTATCAGAACGTCTTACAATTGTTCCATCTACTTCAACAAAGTAATCATAACCAGCAGAAGGGTAAGTCAAGGTTTCGACAGTTCCATCAGCATACGTTTTAGTACGTACAGCATTAGGAGTTGTGTTACGATGTAACCTAATTCGTTTACCTTGACTACACTTCCTTATAATCATAACTTACGCTTTAGCTTCCTCTTCTTTATCTTCAGCAAGAGCCTCACGAAGTTTTTCTATGAACGCATCCTTACCAACACTTATCTGGTCTAAGTTAAACTGCATTGAGTTCATCTTATTCTGTAAGTCATTAATGTGGTTAAGAAGTGCTTTT